CTTTTATAAATGCATTGATTGCTGTCAGCGTGTTTCCTTTTCTGGCACTTCCATTAATGATTACAATTTTCATGCGTGTATCCTCCAACTTCCGATTTTCCAGTTTCAAAAACTGAAATTTAACGTTCTCTTCTATGTCTATCAATAAGCAACAAAACAAACATAATAAACCATATCCCCCATGCAATAAAATAACCTATTCCTTAATTTCGGATATCTATGATTATTCCAATAATAAAAGGAACTGACATAAACATCATTCCTTTTCCATATGCCTTACACATAGCATTCTCATCGTATTTCTTTCGTTCATCCGCTGATTTCATATTATAACCCGACAAGAATTTAGCAGCTTTTCCTTCTAATTTATAGAACAACATTCCAAACAGAAACATAATCACTCCCATTACAAGGTCCAAAACAATATAGAACATATAATACAATTTCTCCTTTCAGCCAAACAATCTTATCTCTTTGAATTTTCTACATTACTCATTCTCGTCAATTGTCGTGAAATTTGCCTCAACCGGGTAGAACACTCCTCCACTGCAGTAACCACGCCAGCAACAAAAGGGCTGCAAGATTCAAAAAATTCCACAATGTAAACTCGCCAAAATACCGCACAGTCTGCGCGTTCCTTCTTCCTGCATACAGCTGAAACGTAATGATGCTGGCCATCGATGCAATAAGCGTCCCAAGTCCTCCCAGATTGGTCCCTACCACCAGAAGCTCTCCCTCCGGAGTAAAGCCGGAAAGCAGAATGGCTGCCGGGACATTGCTGACCACCTGCGATGCAAGAACAGAAACCAGAAGCTCATGGCCCTGCAGCACAGAAAGGATCGCACTGCGAATTTCCGACATATTGCCCAGATTGCCAATAAGGATAAAGAAAAAGACAAAGGTCAGCAGAAGGCTGTAGTTGACCCTGCGAAGAGCCTGCCTGTTATGAAGCAGCAAAACCACGGTCACCGCAAGAAGCACCAGCCAGATGCTCAGAATGCGGAGCACTGCCAGTACAGCTCCTGCGAACAGAACACCATACAAAGCCCAGCTTCCGGTTTGGACCTTCATTCTTTCTGCTTCCGATTCGCCCCCCTCCTGCCGGAACGGCCCCCTTCGGAATCAGGTAGGACTGCAGCAGCAATAGTCCGAGAGACAGCAGCGCATATGGCAGCATCAGCTGCAGAAATCTTCCCGTATCAATGCCGTAAAAGGATGACAGGTACAGGTTCTGCGGATTGCCAAACGGTGTGACCATACTTCCGAGATTCGCGGCAATGGTTTCCTGCACCAGGGTCAGGATCAATGTTCTCTCCGCAGCACCTCGCATAAGGAGCATGGTAAGCGGAACGACCGTCACCAGCGTCACATCATTGGTAATGAACATGGCCAAGACAAAGCAAAGCAGCATTAACGCTCTGGAAAGCTTCCGCTGGTCTGTAATACCTCCTGTTATTTTCCGGCTGATCCATTCAAACATGCCCGCCCCGGAGGCTCCGGCAACAATTGCCATCATACAGAACAAAAGCGCCAGCGTCCGCCAGTTGAGATACCCCAGATATGCCGCAGATGGCGGAACCGCAAGGCACGAAAGTGCCGCCAGAACGCCCGAAATCACAAGAATTGGTTCTTTACGAATGAATGATTGCAAATTATCCACCTGCCTTCTTCCAGTTTCTGCCTGATAGGATCAAGATAGCAGTCCCGACCATCTCTTTTATATATCGGCGGCAACTGAGCCTTACTTAGATCATTTATCAATGTTTGCCACCTCCCGTTTCACATAGTGCAGTTCCACATCGTACCCAAGCGCCTCCATGATAGATACGAAGGTCTTGTTCACGACCTTATCACCGCCATTGATCACACGGCTGACATAGGATGCTGAGGTGCCGACTTCCTCGGCCACCTTTGCCTGTGTTGTATTACCCTCAATGCACTTCACCTTGACATCAAGTTCTATATTATTTTTCAGCATGATACTCCTCCGAAGAACGGTTCATAAGTTTCACGAATCGTTAAATTTATTTTAACGCAAAATTGTGAACAATTCTACCTCGGCACGAAAAAAAGCACCCCGCCGTAACGAGGTGCCGCTAACTGCCTATTCTGTTATGCATCCACATCAATCTCCAGCCCCGATTTAAACTCGACCGTCATTTTCTCCTCATAGACCGTAATCCTGGCAATCAACCGTCTGACCATTGCCTCGGAGTATTCCGTAAGCGCCTCCGTCTGTTCATCAAGAAAGGTCGTGAGGTCTTCGAGTTTTTCTATCAGTTCCGTGTTCATAGCCGCCTCGGTAAGGATATCCTGCCGCTCTTCCCGGAGAGATATGATGGCATCACCGATCTCATCAATCCCTGACTGGTCTTTTCCGGCTTCGAGCAGTTCTGCCTGTTTTTCCGCAAGTGCCTTATCAACCGCCGCAAGTCTCTCATCCGTATCGCCATTCACCACTGCCTGGACATTAGGTCAAACAGCGCCGTCAAGGTAATAGCTGTTTTGCCTTTTCAACCCAAGCCCATATCAAGGAAAATCGCAGCGATCGGATGGCTTTCGATATAGTCGATTGCGTACTGCTGGTAATCATGTGCTATGAACTTCATTCGGCATCACCTCCAATCTCTTGTAAAATTGCGCTGATCTGCTCCGTGTTGTCGATGCAGTAGACCTTAAAGCCGAGAGCCTCCAGCTGCTTTTTTCTTCTGACCTGCAAAGGCCGCATCACTTTTCCCGGCGCTTTCAGTTCCGCAAAAGCGATGTGACCAGAAGGGAGGAGGATGATGCGGTCAGGCACACCATCAAATCCCGGACTTACAAACTTTGGTGCAAGACCGCCGGACTTCCTGACAGCCTTGACCAGTTTTCTCTCGAGATACTTTTCATTCACTGTATTTCTCCCAGATCTGCTCCGGATCAAACCAGAGCCATATTTTTTCTCCCTCGCCATTGACAACCTCCACTGTTTTGATGCCTTCTTCACGCTTGATGCGTCTTACGGCATATTTTGATAATCCCTGTTCCTGGCAGATATCCTGCACCTTCCTGCAGTCCATGAAATCACTGCCCACAATTTCTCTGATCATTCCATTAACCTCCGATTGAATGGAACAACGACCACAAATTTTTCTATCGCGCGCAAAAACACGTGTCGCGATACGCTTTTTCTTTATATTTTTGTTTTGTTTTGTACTATATAGAAAAAGATGTTCCGTTGTTCCCGATTGATCCGTTTTCGCCTTATATCAACAGGTTTTCCGGTGGAACAGGCACAACTGGCGTGTTCTGGCTGTGCAGTTGTTCCACCGACCTGTTCCGGTTATTTGCGCTGATAGACGCGCTGCTTTCCATAGATGGGGAGTCTCACCGATTTTGCAGTCCGCTCCCAGTCTCCGAACCTTGTCATGATCGCTGCAAGCGCATAGCTGTCGGATGGTTTGATATCCTCTTTAGCTTTACCGAAGCACTCGCACCAGATCTCGATATTGGAAACTGTCTCACGGCGCACCGTGCCTTTTACATTGAGAGGACTGTCCGGGTCCTGCACATACTCCCGCCTCTGATAAACATCCATTGTGTCCCAGGTCTCCGGCAGGAGCATATCAAGGTAACGGGCAACAAGACCTTCACGGTCATCCCGCTCCATTGCTTCGGACTGCTCCTTCTTTGCGTACTCCTCCAGTTCGTGACTTAAGAACAGTTCCTCGCCGCCCTTTGCAAGCACGATGACCTCTGCCCATATCTGGTCGATGATCTCCTGAGTCAGATCCCAGGGTTTCATCCTGCCGGTTCCGGGAACACGCACGTTCCAGAATCTGCGGTTGCCTGTGATATCACGCAGATAACCGTTCTCACTGTTGGTGGTGCCGAAGAAAATGCACTGTCTCGGATGCGGAGTGACACGCCTACCGAAAGAGGCACGGTACTTGTCATCGCAGCGGGAGACGAAGGCTTTGACCTTCTCAAGGTCGGCCTTACGCATGCCAGCCATCTCGCCGATCTCATGGATCCAGTACCCCTGGAGTTTTTCCGCTGCCGTCTTGTCATTCATATCCGATAGCGTCAGGCTATCGGCAAACCACTCCATGCCAAGTTTTGCGATCAGTGTACTCTTGCCGATACCCTGTTCGCCGTTAAGGACTGTAATGTAATCGAACTTGATGCCTGGATGGTAGATACGCATATATGCCGCACAGAGCGCCTTGCGTGTCACCGCCCGGACATACTCATTGTCCTGTGCGCCAAGATAGTCAATCAGCACCGTGTCCACCCTCGGGATCTCGTCCCATACAGGAAGAGACTCGAAATAATCCTTAATGGGATGATAGGAGCGGTCATCCGCAGCCTTGGTCACGGCAACGTCATAGTTCCTTTGAGAAAAGCTGCCGTAGCAGGCATCGACATAGCAGATAAGCTGTGCATCGTCCGCATCTCGCCAGAACTTTGCCGGATGTTTCCAGGGAACCTCTCCACAGATCTCCATGCCGTCCGCCAACTGATTAAAGCGGATATTTTTCATATACGGATCGTTCTCCATGATCAGGCGAATGTTATGCAGTAAATTTTCCAGGACGCCGTTCTTGTTGCGCTGCAGCTTTTTCTTCCAGTCATCGTCCCCGGCATCGGCAAAGTCGGACTCAGCCTCCGCGAGGCGCTCGTTCGCCGCTGCGACTTTCACCTCGTCCTGCTGCATGGCAAAATCGCACATGGCTTTGAAGGACTCCTTATCGTCCAGGTCTCCGAACTTATGAATGCGGACGATATCAAAGGCATTGCAGAGCCTGAGATACGCGGGGTCTTTCGCATGGTGGGAGTACACGAACTTGTCCTCTTTGATCTCCACACCCGCCATACTGCTCGATGTGATCAGATGCCAGCGACTCTCATTGTCGGTCGGCTCATATATATCGGAAAGAAATGACTCCAGGGCTTTCTGAACCGGGAAGAAGACCCTGTTGAACAGACCGACTGTGCCTTCCTTAATCAGCGGATCCTGCACCTTCTGCTGTGCGACCGTATTTGCTTTGCTCTCACGGGATGAGGTCGGCAGTCTTGTCGGATCGGTCCACTCAGGATGAGCAGACAGGATAACATCAGGGTCAAGCCATCCTCCGTCTGTTTCCTTATACACAAATACGCCGTTCTGCGGAGAGGACGGCCAGTACATCAGCTGATTGGGCTGATAGCTGCATTCATCAAAATAGTCGATGCCGAGCATTTGCGCGAGATACCTGGACACTGCCACGAACTCCTCCGGAGTAACGTCACGGGTCAAAGGAAAGACCAGGCGCACCCTCGGGTTTTCTTCTGTGCTGCTATGCGTGGTATAAAGCACGGATGTATATGGACAGGTTGTTTCATAGTTATCCAGGAACTCCTTTGTGATGCGGTCACCGTCAAGAGCGACCATAGAGCGTTTCTCCACGGTATCGATCTTCCGGCGGCCGCCCATCAGAACGCCTGCGACAAAACCACCGTGGTCTTTCGCTGCGTCCCTCTGCGCCTTGCTCATTTTGGCATATTCTTCAGCGGACTCCGTGGTACGGATCGTAACCTTGAGCCGCTCCTTCAGATCATCAAATCGTATGGTCTTGTTGACCCATAGCCGATAAACTCCTGCAAAGTTGGAATGTCCTCGGCGTAAAGCAAACTATCCAGAAAGTTCAGCCAGATCACCGGCGCAGTAGCATCGGGATTGTAAGCAACCGGCAAACGGCTCCGCACGATAGCCGGTCTGCCCTC